GACCATGTCGGCTACGTCGCCCGCAAGCGCGCGTCGATAGAGACCCTTAGGGTCGCGCTCGATGCACACATCAACCGGGGTGTCGACGAAGACCTCGATAAACGGGCCGAACTCCTCAACCAGTTGCCGAGCGCGCTGACGACCAGCGACAAGACGACCATCGAGGCCGCGAACGGCACGTTCTATCACCTGCTGCGCGGCAGTCGCGTGAGTGGTGCGCCGAAGATGGGGAGCGGCATCTTCGCAGACACGCGCCTGACGATCGACTGGCTCGACGCCCTGTTGGACCATTGGGAGAGCCGTACCGCGGCCGAATCTGACCGAAAGGAGGCTGCACCATGAGCTACTTCACACCGCTCCAAGACCAACCGCACACGGTCTACCGCTTCGACATCGAGGTCGCTGAAGAGCTGGCACGCATGGAGACCATGCTCCCAGGCGTCCTCGCGTACGGCCACCAGCCGTTCTCGCGACAGTGGCACCGCCTGACCAAGATGCAGGAGGAGCACCAGGACATCACGGTCTTCGGCTACTACAAGGCGTTCGTGCCGCTCAACTGCGACTGGCTGTTCTGGCACTACCTGACGGAGCTGACCGGCGAGAAGGCACCCGCCGACACCGAGCACCATGTGTCGGCGTCGTTCCCGTTGTCGTGGCCGCAGGCCCAGAACCAGCTTGACCTGCTGGAGGCGCACGGCCGCGACTACGTCAAGGCGATGCCTGAGGTCCGCTCCTTCGTCCCCAAGATGCTGGCGAGCTACCAAGCACGCGGCGTGTGGTGGTCGAAGACGCGACCCTCCGCGAAGCTGGTCTACCCCTGCGGCGCGGGCAAGACGCTGACGGCAATCCTCAGCGCGTTGACGCGCCCTGGCCCCGTCGTCGTCATCGCCCCCGCCAAGGCGCGCCGCGTCTGGTGGGACCAAGTGCAGGAGTACACGCACATCAAGCCGCTGCGGGTCATCCCCAAGGGGCAGATGCGCCGAGGTGACCAGACCCTGGAGGAGTACCTGGACGAGTGCCGCAAGACGCAGTCACGACCCTTCGTCATCTTCGGTGCGCAGTCGCTGCCGGACTACCTTGACGAGGTCCGCAAGGTCCGACCCGAGGTGCTCATCTTCGACGAGCTGCACACCTTCGGGCAGTCGAAGCGCTGGAAGCCGGTCTTCGACAGCGAGGGCAACATCGACTTCGAGCGGCGGCGCACCGCCACCGACACCCGAGAGACCCGTGCGGTCGCAGCCATGGACGTCAGCCGGCTGCCCTCGCTCTCGCTGCGCATCGGGCTGACCGCTACGCCGCTGGACGACGGCCGCCCCCGCCGCCTCTGGAGTCAGCTCGACCTGCTGTCGCCGGGCACCTTCGGCATGGGCTACCGGCGCTTCGCCTACCGCTACTGCGCTGCGCATGAGGGCGAGTACGGCGGGCTCCTCGACACGGGCAGCAGCAACATCGAGGAGCTGAAGGCTCGCGCCTCCTTCTTGATTCAGGAGGTGACGCACACCGAGTCGCACGGTCAGCTGCCGGCGACGCGCGTTCAGGTCGTGTGGCTCGACCCGTCCGACCAGAACCGTCCCGCCGCCATGAAGCGCGTCATCGCCGCAGCCGAGAAGCAGGCGCTCAAGACCCACAGCGAAGAGGACCGCATGCGAGCGCTGGAAGCCAACCTCATGGAGGCCTCCAGTCGCAAGCGCACGTACGTCATCGAGGAGGTGCTCGAAGCCCTCCGAGGCCAGGGCAAGGTCGTGCTGTTCACGGCGCGCCGCCAGGACTGCGAGGATTGGGCGTCGCGCATCACCAAGGCGCTGCAGAAGGAGGTCAAGAGCGGCAACCTGCGCAACAAGATGCCCGACGTGTGGTGGGGCCACGGCGGCACGGACGACCGGGAGCGCGAGGACATGGTCGTCTCGTTCAAGAACTCCGACGGGCCGTGCATCTTGATCGGCACCGGTCAGGCCTTTGGTGAATCCGTGGACGGTCTGCAGACTGCAGACCTCGCCATCTTCGCCATGCTGCCCTGGCGCCCTGGCGACTTCGAGCAGTGGAAGGGGCGCTTCGACCGGCTGGGTGGGCGGCCCACGCTGCTCAAGGTGGTGCTCGCCAAGCGCTCCTACGACGAGAAGGTCTCAGGCATCCTGGCTGAGAAGATCGGACCCATCCGCGAGTTCCTCGCTGCCGAGCAGTACGAGGGGCTGGACGACAAGCTCATGGGCATTGACGACCGCGATGCGATGCGCGCGTCGGTGCTCGACACACTCTTCGGAGGCGACAATGACTGAACCCATCCTTCTCGATACCGGACGCTCGACCAGCGGGTGGTCCTTCTGGGGACCGGCCTTCGCCTGCGACCGGCTCTGGTACATCACCAACGTGCTGCAGCAGCAGTTCGTCAACGCAGACGCCCTGACCCAAGGGTCGATGGGCCACACCATCCTCGCCCACTACTACGCTCAGCTCGGCTGCACGCAGGGCGGCCTCGACCATGAGGGAGAGCATGTCACCGATCCCGATCACTTTCTGCCTCCAGAGGAGGCGGTTCGAGAGTGGGTCCGGCGCCGCGAGCCGACCGGCGAAGACGGGAACCCCTTCCTCGCCAACACCTTCAAGCTGTTCCGCAAGTACCGGCAGCGCGAGCCCTTCGTCCACGACCGCGTGGTCGGTGTGGAGTGTCTGGCGAAGCTGACCGTGGGGTACGACGAGCACGGCACCTTCGGGCTGTGGACCGACGACAACCTCGCGGAGGCTGCGACCTTGGACTGCCCTGGGCTGGAGGAGCCGCACCCCAATGTGCCCGCGCTCCAGCACGGCAAGCCGATCGTCGTGACCAAGCGCTTCGACCTTGTGATGCGGCACCGCCAGGACGGCAAGGTCTATATCTGGGACCACAAGGTGACGGGCGGCAGCGTCGGCAAGACCCGCGCGCAGCAGTACGCCATGGACGGGCAGTTCGCGGTGAACCGCATCGCCGGCAAGCAAATGTACGACAACTTCGGCGGCATGGTTCTCAACCTCGTCCAGCGGCGAGACCCGTGGACGGTGAGCCGCCAGTTCGTGCCGCCCACCCCGTGGCGGGACGCGCAGCTGCCTCGGCAGATCTACCGCAAGGCGCACTCCCTGGCAGCGGATCTCGCGGCCACGCTGGAGGGCGAGATGGGCGAGGGCGACTGGCCTATGACGCAGAGCGAGCTGCTCTGCTACCACCGCTACGGGCGGTGCGGCGCGTTCGATCTTTGCTCTTTCGGATGAAGATCCTTCACAGGTTGCCCCGGCCTGTGTTACAAGGATGAGGCCTCGGCCTCGACGGGGCACTACCACAACAACTACATCATTGGAGGTGACCATGGCATCAGCCACGGTCATGGGGCTCGTCTTCGGACAGCCCAAGCGCACGAAGACCTCGACGGTCGCGAGCGCGTTCCCGAACGCCCTGTGGATTCCGGGCGAGGGCGCGAACGCAATCCTGAGTGTCTGTCAGAACGAGTGGGGCTACGAGCCCACCGTCTACGACCACCCCATCCGCACGCTCGACGATCTGGTCGATCTGCTGTCGGTGATCGAAGAGAACAACCTGACGCAGGAGTACGGCGCCATCTGTGTGGATGGCATGACCGCGCTGTGCGAGTCCAGCCTGCGCTACTGGCAGGACAACCCGAAGCTCACCCAGAGCGGCAAGGTGGACAAGTTCTGGCCCTACCAGCAGCTCAAGGACCGGCTGCTTCGGCTCGCTGAGCGTGGCCGCCACATCGGCGTGAACATGTTCTTCGTCGCCCATGAGCAGGCGCCGGGCACAGGCATGAACGGAGACTTCGTCCCTGGCGGCCCGTCTCTGGGCAGCAAGGGTCAGGTGGTCCGCGTACCCGCATGGTGCGACTTCAACGCCCGCGCTGTGGTCAACCAGGACTACCCCGACCCGTGGCTCAAGACCGGGCTCTACGTAGACCCGTGGGACTCGACCTGGGTGACGGGCGACCGCAACGGTGTCGGCTACGCCACGGCCCCGCCCAACGTCCGAGAGCTGCTGCGCGCGAGCGCCGTGGACTACGGGCTGTCGCGGCTCAAGGGTCTGGAGTGGCAGGACGAGGTTGCCGACAAGGTCGCTGACCACGTCATGCAGGGCGACATCGACGGCGCCATCAACGAAGGTGCGTCCCTCGGCCAGAAGTTCGCCAAGGGCTCGGGCCGCGCGCCGCAGCTCCACATTCGCTGGGCGATTCAGGATGGCATCGCCCGCGGCGTCATCCAGAAGTACCGCACCGCGAGCCTCTTCGACCTCCAGCCTGTGAAGTCCAGCAAGGCGCCGAAGCCTACGAAGGCCAAGAAGGCTGCTCCCCCTCCGTCCGAGTGACGGCTGTTCCGGCAGTGTAAACCGGACCCACAACAACCATCATCCGTAAGGATTCATCATGTCGTTCTACATCCCCGCAGAGACCTGCAAGACCGTCCGCACCGGCGGACTGCCCCCCGGCACCGGCTACTACGCCGTCGAGATCACGCAGTTCGAGGACCGTGGCGTCCTCGACCGCCAGGGCAACTACTCCTACTTCATCCACCTCCGCTTCCCTGACGGTGGCACGACCAAGGAGATCGGCTCCCTCCCCTTCAACAGCGAGGGTGAACTCGCCCCCGCTCTCCAGGCGATGGACGAGCAGACCCGCAACAAGAAGATCGGCGGCATGGTCGGCGCCCTCAAGCGCGTGGCCCTCTCGACCGGCATCACCAACGAGTACATGAGCGAGAACGGCCTCTCGACGGAGCACCTCGTCGGCCGCACCGGCTACATCGCGTGGCTCGGCCGCCCCAACGACGTGCCCGAGGGGCTGCGCGTCTACGGTGAGCTGCAGGACTGGCTGCAGAAGGACCGCTTCGACAAGCTGGTGGCCGAGGGCAAGCAGCCCGTGGACAACCGCCAGTTCCACTGGCGCAAGGGCAACAACGCTCCGAGCAACGGCGCCTACGGTGCCAAGATGCCGGCGCCCCCGGCCACTCGGGGCACCGGCAAGCTGCCCCCGCCCCCGACCCGCTGAACCGGGTCGCGTCGTCTGAACCAACGCCCCCGGTAGTCCAGCACTACCGGGGGCTTCTGTGAGGAACCCATGGAACACAGCAAGCAAGTCCCGCTCTTCAAGCACATCCCCGTCTACACCTCCAACGCCAGCGACCTGGAGACTGGCTCGCTGTGGCTGCACAACAACGGCAACCACTACGTCGTCATCGCCGTCGCCAACCTGCACGCGGATGACCCCGAGCGCTACCCGCGGCTGGTCGTCTACGCCGACGAAGAGGAGCGCCTGTGGGCGAAGCCCGTCGAGCGGTTCCTGGCTGGCATGACCCTCGTCAAGCCCGCGGAGCCGTGCCTGTCGTTCGACGTGTCCGGCAACCTCAAGCTGGTCAGCACCCTCGACGGCGCTGAGATCTGCACGACCGAGGGGCAGGTCCTCCTCTCCTGCGAGTCGTGGCTCGCGGGCATCAAGCCTGCCAGCATCCTGCAGCTGTCCACGCTGGGCTGGGCGAAGGGCATGAAGGTCACGCCCGCGCACAAGGCGAAGCTGCTGATGTGCCTGAAGGAGCCTGGAATCACGCCCGGCCGCGACCTCGAAGACTTCT